CGCATAGGCTTCCGCCGTAGTGGAGAATTCCGAGCCGCCGCCCGTCATCGAGAACTCACGGTCTCCCGCCGAGCCGCTGACGGTGAAGTTATCGGTCTCCGCCAACAGACCATCGCTGTAGTCGTTGCCGCAAACCAGCCCGATAGTGATGGCCGCCGCGCTTTTCGTATAGCGAAAGACGCGCCCGTCATCGAACTCGAGCTTGCTACCCAGCGGAGCCAACTGCGTCGAAGACTCCTCGTAAATACCTTGCGTGACGCCGTTGATGCTGCCACCAACGCCCACGCTACCGTTATTGGTATGGCCAGGGCCAAAATCCCAATTGTTAGCCATTGTAATTTCCTCTCCCCTTTTGACTCAGGGTAAGAACCCGCATTGGCTTGCGGGCAAGGTTGTTTTAGGTCAGCGCCGTCAATACACCCTGACGGCGGCGATTATTCGAAATTAGCTGCAACCCGACAGTGATAAAGGCGACGCGGGCGAGCTGGTTGGTGTTATGACGGAAGGGCGATTTACTGAAATTCTGACCTTCCATGATCTTGAGCTTGAGATAGCGCGTATTCAAAAAGTAGAGATGCCCGGACGGACAATCTCTATCGTAGGTGAACGGAATACCGCGGAACGTAGCGTTCTGCGCGTTCAAGCCCGGCGTTCCCTGGTTAGCCTGAAAGCGGGTGTAGCCGGTGGACTCGAGGATCTTCTCGTACTGACCGTAGAACGTGAGCGTCGAAACCAGGTAGTTAGGCGTTTCGTTGCCCTCGGAGCAGTCGTTGAAAAGGGTTCCCATCAGCGCCGGGCCAGCGTAAATATTGCTGCTTACGCTGTCGAAATCGGTGCTGGTCGTATCGCGCTTGTTCTCCCACCAGGTCTCGTTAGTGGCGTTGATACCCGCCAACGTGGTCCCGGAGGAATCGGCGACGATATCTTGCAAGCCCAGGCAGCTCTTGCCGCTCTGGCTCGAGAACAGCGAGGCGTTGATCTGATCGCGCAGACTAAGCATACTCTGCTCGGTCTTAGCCAGCAGGAGCGAAACAGCGTCCTCACGGCGCCGGTTCTGCATCTCTTCCTGCTGGTTGATCGTAATCGGAACAGCGGCGTATCTCCAGTTGTAGAATGCCGCAGTTACACCATCAACCGCGCTCGTCGATAATACGTCGTAGCCAGAATAGAATTCGGCTGTATTGGTTCCGTAGAGGAGATCCTCCCGGATGATACGCCCGCCGCGCTCGATCTCGACGTTGTCGTTCTTGAACATGAAATCAAGAAACGGATAAGCGTCGAAGATGTTATCGCTCAGGCGTTTACGGTGGGTATCAGCCGTCAAACTCCAGGCCGCATCCCAGCTGTCGGTACGCGAAACAGCAGCCATATATAAACCTCTTACGTCATCGTTTGATTGTTATCATTCAAACCCCAGCTTGCCCATCTCAGACATCAGTTCGCCCTTAGAGAGCGGGCCGCTATCATCAGATGCGGGCGTGGCCGAGGAACTGGTGCGGGCGCGAGACTTACTGGTCTTACGCACCGCTTCATCGTTTTGACGTACCTCCGCAGCACTGGCCGCCGTAGCCCCACTAAATAGATCCATCACCTCCTTGACCGTGAACTGTTGACCCGTTGCCGGGTTTACTTGGCTCACATTGGCCAGGATGAAGGGGCGGTATTGCTCCACCTGTTCCGGTGAATAAGCCGCCTCGGCGTCTACGATCTGCTGATTCCAAAATCGCTCGCCTTCCTTCTGGATAAATCCATTATGCGTGGCGCTCTGCTGCTCGAGCGCGTTAAGGCGCTCCAACAGCGGATTGACCACCGCATTGATCTGTTCCTGGGCTCTCCAATCCACGATGCCGATACCGCGCTGCTCTTCCTCGTTGAGGTTTTGCATCCACTGATCGGCGGGTGCCGTAGCCTGGGCGGGCTGCTGGTAGGCAGCCAACTGGCCTTGGAGGGCTTGGATCTGGGCTTGTTGGGCTTGGGCTCGTTGCTCGGCAGCGCCCGCCGCTCGCTCCCGGTCCCGTAGATCCTGCTGGGTCCGGGTGAACTGCGACTGCATATTGCGAGCTACGCCCGAAAGCGGACGATACTGCTCTGGTACGTCATCGGGATTGACCCGTAGCCAATCCACATTGTCAGGATCAAACGCGGGCGCATCAGAGGGTTCCGCGGCGTCAGACGAAGCCATATCATCGGATTCCGACGAATCAAACAGGTCACCGGCCACCTGGACGGCGCCCGTTGTGTCGGAGGGCGATACGGGTGTTGCGTCTGTAGCTTGGAGGTCTTCCGCTACTTCGCTCATCCTTGGTACACTCCTTCTTTTTGCGAGGCTCTGGTTAAGGTCTGCCGCCAAACAGACCGCTGGTCTTCCTTATTGGCTCAAGGTGTTATCCATCGGGGCGTCGATCTTATTGCCCCAGGCGCCGGGGTCTCGCTCCCTCGGCTGGGCGTCCTTGCTCTCACTATAGTCGCTGGGTATGTGGCACCGGCTGCCGCCTTTGGCGTCCGAAGCCTCATGCACATCGTATTCTCGCATGAGTTGCTGCTTGTGGCCGTAGCTCTCGACCACCTGGCCGAAAGAAGGGTTCCACTGGCCATACATCGAGCTATGGTCGAAATGGATGCCGTTGCGCGGCGCATCGAAGACCATAGCGGCTTGCTTGCCGCACTCGCACTTGACCGAGCGCTTTACCGCCGCTGCGGTAGTGGCCCACTGGTCCTCGTATCGCTTGCCACACTTGCATTCGTAATCGTTGAAGGGCATTGACTATCCTCTTTGCGCTTCCTCGCCCGCCTGGGCCGTTACTTGATCGCTGATCCGCTGGGCGTTGCTCTGGACCACGCCCTGTATCCCCATGCCCCCGCCACCAGGCGGCCCTGGAGGCTGGGGCGCTCCCTGACCCATCGCCTGGGCTTCCTGCGCCATATGCTGCTGATGCACCTGTATGTGGGATTGGGTGGCTTGTATCGCCATCTGTAGCTGTTGCTGCTGCTGCATATGCGGCGCCACCGGAGCCCCCGGCAACGGCGCCACCGCTGGCATCTGCTGTAGCTGGCCCATCTGCTGCATGAGCTGGTTGAGAAGCTGGGTATGGATCTCGATATGGACCTGGTGGTCCTCGCCCTCGATCACGCCGGGATCGCCGCCCGTCTGCAAATAGGCCACGTTCTCCAACTGCGCCGCCTTCGTAGCGTCCGCGTCCATACTATCCTTGAACATCTTGTCAGGATCGCGCACCCGGTGCGCCTTGAGCAGCGTATGGATAGCCTGGTAGCGGTCTATCTCCGGTAGCTGTATCAGATTGCTGAACAACTGGAGCGCATCCTCGCGCTCGAGCTGCTCCACCAGCGGCGCCATACTCCCCGCCTCGACACTCACCTTGAAATCCACCTTGAAGACATCGGCCATAATAGCCTCGTATACCGGCTCCTGGCCCTCCTCCGCGACATTCAAGACAAACTGCTCCGGGTGGTAGCGCTGGTCCGCCATCATCCTAAACGCCGACTTGACGACCCAGCTATAGGCGTCCGCTACGCTCTGCTGCATCCACTCCCGATTGAGCTGGCCATACGAAGCGATCAAGCTGGCCTCGGTAGCCGTCCGCTTGGGGCCGCCCCCCATCGCCATCTGCGAGACCTGGAGGCTCTGCTCCTCCATAAAGCGGGCGTCCGACTCGAGCCCAAGCTGGTCCGAGGGCAAGCTGCCAAAGGGCAGCTCCCGGAAGCTCGTAGCTACATCGTCCACCCATACGATCTCGCCATCGCTCGCATTCTCGAGCGTATCGCTCAGATTCGCGTTAGCTTCGCGCTCCCTCCTCGATCCCAGGACGATACGCTGAAACCGCTTGAGCGAATCCGCCCGCCGCGAAATGCTCTCGACCTGGAGGTTCTGGGTATCCTCGACATACGCCAGCGGCGGCAGCGGCCAGAAGGTATCTGCCTCCAGGTCGAACCGCATCGCGTAGTACGGGAAGCCGCTATCGACCAGGTAGCCGCCCGTCTGCGTGAATTCGCCCGAGAGCAACTGCTCGCCCGTCAGCGGGTCTGTGACCATCACCGGCTCCTGCTCGAGCATAGGATGGTCGATCTCCTCGATAGGATCGCGCACCCCATCGGCAAACGTCAGCCGCTTGCGATGCACCCGGTCATGGACCTCGTAGAGCAGCACCATCTCGCCCGCTTGCTTGCTCTCCCGCACCGCGCTCTTGACCTCATCGTGCATATCCACATCGCCATAGCCCGCCATGAAGCCGTCCGCCTCCTGGGCGTCCTTGCTGATGGGCTTGATCTGGCGCCGGTTGACGTAGCGCTCGTCGTTACGCACGAACTCATACGGCACATACATCTGTTCGATGAGGTAGCGGGCATGGCCCAAACGATGCGGTGGCGTCAGCGGATCGAGGCAGATATTGAACGGATCGACGCGAGCGATATACGGGAAATCGTCCCGCATCGTATCGTTAGCGACATAAGCCGGGTCGATAGCATCGTCGCCCGCAGGATTATACCCTACCTTGAGCCAGCCCACGCCGCAGAACAAGGTGTCGAAGGTCGCCTGGCGTATCTCGTCCTTGGCGCTCATCAGCTCGAGCGCCGCATTGGCAGCCCGCTCGAGCAGTTCCGCCTGACGCTCATAGTTCTCGTTCTCGACCTTCAGCCACACCCGCGGATACGCAAACGACACACTGGCCAGGATCTGGCGCACCAGCGTGTAGTACCGGCTGATCTTGATAACCCGCTCATCCGGTAGGCCGGGTATATCGTAATCCATCCGGTATTGATCCAGGAGGCGCCGCCAGACCTTATGCCGCTTGCCCATATACTTGCGGCAGGTCTCGATCTCGCCTTCCCAGAAGTCTATCTGGCGTTGTGTGGCCATAGGAGACTACTTCTTCCTGCCGCCCCCGCGCTTGCTGCCGCCGATAGTGGCTGCCGGGCCTTTGCGCTTGCTGTTGGGCGTATCCTTGACGGCGCCGCTGGTCTTTATCTGGCCGCCATTGCTATGGGGTGTGCCGTTGAATGCTTTCATTGTCAATCGCCTCCGTAGCGGTTACGGCCCCCTCGGACCATCGCCGCCATCTCGTTTATCAGCTCCTGGCCGGTACCCGCCAGTTGGGGTTTCTCGACGCGGTAGGGCTTGTATATATGGACCATGCCATACCGCCAGGCATCGGCCTGGTGATCGTCGCTATGGGTATCTACGTCCTCGGCGTTGTTGCGGTCCCGCGGTAGCGCCGGGACCGTCTGCCACCAGGGCTCGCACCACCCCTCGAAAGTCTTAAAACGCTTGTGATGCAGGGCATCCCGGCATATACGCCAACCGCCGACTCTATCGTTGTTCGCGGGCGTCAGGTGGAGCCCCACATCAGCAAATACATCAGCGGGCGAGTGTTCGTTGATCGGCGTCAGGCGCCGCTTCACGAACATCGACGGATCGACGTAGATAGCGCTCGGATGCCGCCCCTTTGTCCAGGGGCAGTTCTCGATCATCTCCAGGACGCCCTCGGCGTGTTCCGAAGCCGAGCGATCCGCCTGGTGATAGGTCGAGACCATATACACCGTATCGTCGTAGTCCACCGCCGCGAGCCAAGCGCTGGTGGGATTTTTCTCGCCGTAGTCCATCCCCACCGCCAATTGCCAATCGGGCGGAATGTCGAAAGGCTCGACCATCACCTCGCGGCGCTTGATCGAGAAGTAGGAGCCCACCAGGGCGTCCCAATCGCCCTCGAGCCATGCCTGGACCAGCGCCTCATCCCCTACAGCCTTAAGCCGATCCAAGTAGCGAGGATCGGCCTCGAGCAGCTTCTTATTGTCGTAGATCCGCGCCGGGATATAGACCCTGGTCATTCCCGTAACCGGGTCTTTATAGGGCGTCATCGGCTCGGCCACATCTACAAAGCGAGCCTTGACCGCGGCGTGACCGGGGCCGCCCGGATTGCCGGTAGCTCGTATCCGCATTCCCTTGACGTTATGGGCGGATCGCAGCGTAGCCTTCAGCATATCATAGGGCTCGAGCGAGGAGAAATTTGTCAGCTCATCCCAGCCGCACCATGTATAGGCGTGGCCTTGATAGTGCGCCGCATCGTGGACGCTATCTATGTGACGGAACTTCAGCGTGGCGCCGTTTGGAAACCGCCACTCATGCCGACCCACCTTATACTCGGCGCCGCGGTATAGCACCTGGCTGCGCCGTATCAGCTCGTCCAATTCCGGGTAAGTGCGGCGAAACAGGATACCCTGCCAGGCCGCGCCCTGCTCTACGTCTGCGAGGAAATCCCCGAGAAGGTAGTCCGATTTTCCCCCGCCTCGACCTCCGCCTAAGAACAACTCATCTACCACATAGCGGGCGTCGATGGCTATCGCTTGCGGCCCGAGCTGGGGGCGCCAGGTGACAATCGGCTTAGTTGCTGTGGCCATTACTCCCAACCTCGGCCTCTACGATGGCGTCTACCGCGTCCTGCTGTGGCAACGCCTCGGTTATCTCCTCCCGGCGCTCGATCCACTCCGACAGGTTCTCAGGCGCCGCTGGGGGCGCTTGTATCGTCGCCTGGTGCGAGGTAGTCACATCGGCCACGATCTCCTTGGGCTGGAGCCTGACCAGGAACTCGAAATACTTATCGGGCGACTTCGCCATCAGCTCGGCCAATCGCGCCGGGCCGCCGTGCTGCTCGAAGACTTTGATAAACTCATCTTTGAGCGTAGTAAACTTTGACTTGGCGCCTTTGGGCCGTCCTGTGTTACCATCGCCCGGTATAAACCGCCCTTTATTGTCCCGGCCCGAGGTCCGCTTTTCACCGTTTTTTACGGAATCCGCTTTCACACCCACCTTAATAGCTCCAGGTCATCGCCCTACTGAGCCAGCCGCCACACTTTAATCGGTGCCGCATGGTTGCGGCGGATCTTACTATTTATGTAATCGCCGGTCCACGTAAACCGCGGGTCTCTAAATATCGAGCCCATCCAATTTTGACTATCTCGCTTATTGCTCGGCGCCAGGTTGAGGCGATACCTCACATCATCCGAGGTTACAACCCCATTTAATCGGGCAATTTCCTCGGCCACATCTCTCGATAGCTCTAACATCTCTTGCTTGTTAGCCGCTGCCCGAGCCATCCCTACTTCTCGTAGCTCTACGCCGCCGTCGAGGTCCAGCTCTAACTGGCTTATATCGGCCATCAATAGCTCCAGACCGCGGGCCGCGGCACACTATATTCGCCCGGTCCCAGATCGTCCAAGTGCAAGAATCGACGCTCGCCCGATTGCTTTACCCCGATCCCCGTAAACCCACATACCAGCGCCTCGGTCAGGATGTCGTAGGCGTCTACGCCCGCACAAGCGATGTCTACGGCGCGACCCTTCGCATGGGTGCCAGGAGCTGGCTTCGCCACCTCGATGCTATGAGCGGGGCTCCTGTAGCCGCTGGTGATGCGTAGCGCGTGGCCGTAGTGGTTGCGGAGTAGCTGGAGGCGATCCATGAACGCTTCGTCCATCTCGCATTCGCCGGTCTCGCTGCAAGCCAGCTCGCGGTGCGCGAAGTTAGGCCAGCGGTCCTTCGGCCATGTCGCCTCGGTGTAGCTCATCGCGCCCTGCCATCAACCACGTAGCTCATTTCCGCTTTGGCTTCGGCCTGGTCTTTTTCTTTTTCTTCCGGGCAGCCGCAGCGGCCTTCTTCCCCGAGGCCGTATATGGGTAATGGACGTTGCCTACTTTGGGCATCTCGACACCCCTGTGTTTATTGCCGCCCTGGTCTCCAGGAGGTATGCAGGGCAACGGTGTTCGCCACGCCGTTGCACCGCGGCTTGCGAGGCCAGGTCGCCCGTATGGTCTTGGCGCCCATAGAGCGATGTGTGTGAGAGCCAGGGCGGCAGATTCTTATGCTCTATCGAATCTCACATATTACATACATACGTCAACGCCGGTTTGTGGCCGTTTGTGGCCACCGCCCTAAGTATTTTTTCGATTTCCCCAGAAATAGTTTAGGGCGTTTTATTTGCATGGGAGACAATGACTTAACTACAAAGCGCCCTAATAGGGCGCAATTAGGGCGCTTTCGTTTTTCTCGTAACTCCACCCAGGCCATAGCCTTACACGATCTTAGGGCGTTTAGGGCGCTTTTTCGCGGGGTTATACGTATATAAAAAACTGTTTTTTACTTTTTCTATACGCATTACCTCGCAAAAAAACGCCCTAAACGCCCTAAACGAGGATAATATGTTGTTTATTTGGAGCTTATAAAATTTTCAAAAGCGCCCTAATTGCGCCCTAACAGGGCGTTTAGGGCGTTTATAACTTATTTAGAATAGGCGAAATGGCATACTATGTAGTAGTAAGTGCCGTGGGAGATACCGATCAATAAAATAATGCGAGATCGGCTACCAGCTTAATCAGGTTAAATTAATTTAGTGAGGAAAGGAAAATAATTTGCTTTTTGATGGCGGATCACCGATATTGGTGGACCGGATAGGTGAACAGTTGAGCACTAATAACCGCAAATACCAATACACTCATACCCAACAAACCAATACACTCAAACCCAACAAACCAAACACACCACCCCAACACCAGTAGATTAGTCGAATGGATAAACACCACACGACATACCTACATAGCGATCAACGATATATTTGGAACCGTAGAAAAGATTACGATTGCGCCATATATGGCGCAAAAATACCAAAAAACAAATTGCAAATGGACTTGAGAAACAATAATTTTGCTTCTATCGCCGTCCTAAAAACCTAACTTTTTGGCAGAAGAGAGGCGCTTTGGCTCAAGACAAGCCGCGCCCAGGTGAGTAGAAATGGCTACCGAATACAAATACCAATTTGGCGCCCGCCTACAAGAAATCCTCCAGCTACGATCCATCACCCAGACCGAGCTGTCGGAGGACAGTGGCGTCAGCCGCAAGACCATCACTCGAGCGCTACGGGGCGATGGAGGGTTGACTATGGAGATGATGGGCAAGATCGCCCTGGCGCTGCATATATCGATGAGTGAGTTGGTCAGCGATGCAGCGGATGACATCGCGCTACACCAGATGACGGGCATCCGCTTGATAGACCAGGCGCTCTACCGCTTCTGTCGGCTGCGCTCGCTGCCCCCTGGGCCAGAACGAACCGCCCTTGAGGACGAACTACATTATCCGGTGAATAAAAACAACCTGAGCCTACGAAATAGCGATAGTAGCCACGTGGATCTGCGATATTCGGGTCTCTGCGCCAGCCCGCTATACTTGATGAAACAATACACACAATGGCGTAAACGCGGCTATAAGTGCTATCGGGTGCGGAATGCAGCTACTCACGGATTCGATCTTTTTGCAATCTCTCTCGGCGACGAACTCAAGCTTAATGACGCCGCAATAGACGCCCGCCCCGCCATGCACATACCCCAATACCGGCCCGTCATGGCTTATCCGATTGGCGGAAATCGCGTATCAATGATTGTAGAATCTACACGCTCTGTGAATAAGGTTACTAATAACAACGTAAAATCGAATCAACGGAGGCCAACCGAAGCGGAAAACGCCGCAAATTACGAAACGTCGAGCGACGGCCACCCGCGAAACCGTACGGTACTCACGGAGTATACTTTGGAGGTCGTGACATTTAACCAGGATTTTGACAAACTGCGGAGTGATCGGCCACTGCAAATCAGCTTTAAACATTGGGCGCTGCTGCCCGATCTGACGCCCAAATCCGTGAAGCTGGTGGGATCGTACGGGTAAGCTAAACTACTCGTCTTCCTCGTCAAACTCGAATCGGAGGAGGTCGCCCGGCTGGCACCGGAGCGCGAGGCAGATTTTGCCGAGGGCCGCGAAGCTGGGCTTAACGGTGCCTTTACTTATCTTATGGAGATTAGTTCGATGGATGCCCGCCTTCTCGGCCAGCGCATCGCGGTGAGGGATACCGCGAATTTCCATCAAGCGCTCAACTTCGTCCCAGAGGAAAATAAGGGGCATTAAGGCTTCCATGTTATCAAAATTGCACAAGCAACAGCAACAAAGTCAAGGGTTACGTAAAAAAACATTTGACTTGATTAGCAAAATTGATTATCATATGGGGTGTTAGTTAGATAGTTCTTTACATCTCACGTAGCTCGAGGCCGAAATAAAAGCGGCCCGTTGCTCTTCATCTTTGGCGGATTGAAGCAACGGACCTAAACCCTGGCCTCGCAAGAAGACAGGAGTATTGCTTTGAATAGTACGAAATCCGGAAGTTATACGCCAGAGAAATCTGTCGTTACACCGGCAAGCCCGGTGGCAGATTCTGGCACCCCCCCTGCGGATTTGGCTGGCTTGCGCGAATGGAACGCCAGCCGCAACCCCTCTTCTATTATAGCTGACAAGGTCGCTACGCTGCGAGAGCGGCTGGCCGATCCCAGCACCCCCCCTGCTGCAATCCCCGGCCTCGAGGCCGCCATACGCCGCGTGGAGAAGCAGCGCGATCCCGCCGCCCAGGCCAGGATGGCCGCCAAGGTCGCCCAGGACAAGCTCGAGGCCCGCCTCGCTGCTCTGGCCGAGGACCGGCGCGTCGATCAAGAAGCCCACAAGCTCCTCTCCCACGCCCGCGACCAGGGCGGCACCCTCGAGATGGCGCTGGAAGACTTCCGCGACTTCGACAAGACGCTCCTCGGCGAGATGGGCGAGCGCGTTTTGAACCGGGCGCAAGACCTGGATGGGGAGGGTGCCACCTCCACCCCGCGGCGCCGCTATCGCTCTTCCTTGAACCCCTACCGGCGGGGGGATTATTAAGATGAAATCGTCTATCAACCCCGCCCGCATCAGCAACGCCAGCCGCGTCTACAACAGCGGCAAGGCCGCAGCGGCGGCCATTGGAATCTCGCCGGTCCACTACCACCGCCTCTGCAAGCTATACGGCATCGAGACCCCGGCGCAGCGGCGCCAGCGCGAGAAGGTGGAGTCGCGGCGCTATAGGGAAGAAGCGGTGGAGCAGCGGCGCTACCGGGAAGAGGCGGTAGCGTAAATGGAACTGACCAAGCCCAAATCCGAACAGCACCACCACCATCATCATACTCCGCGAGTATGGTACCACGTAATCAGCAGTCAGCGCCCTCGCCCCAAGCCCGTCCGCTGCACCCGCCCCGAGTGGGGGCCGCGCATCGCTTGGGCGGCGATACTCGTCAGCGGTGGCTACCTCGCTGCGCGGATCATTCCCGCGCTCATCGCCCAATAGGAGCCGGTCTTATGGCAAAATGGATTAAAGACGCTGACGGCGAACTCATAAACCTTGACCACTGCATGACCATACAGCTGTCAGGCGAGGCCGACCACGAAGAGACGGGAGTTACCAGGATCTACGTGACCCGCGGCACCCACGATAGCGATAGAGGCACACAGTACCATGTGGTGATGAGCAGCACGAACAGACCCGCTATAACAGACGCTTTTAACCGGCTTACGGATGACCTCAATCCGATCCAGAGTTTCCACCATACCGGAATGGTAAGCGAAGTCATCAATGACGGCATTGATAAGCTGAAGAAACAAATTGAGGAGCTACGTAACAACCAACCCCAGCGCCCGGAAACCGCTGGCATGGCCAACACGCCGAGCAACCAAAACCTCGCAGAAACAAATCAAACAGGAGAATGAACAATGGCTTTAACAGGACTCAGCACCCAGACCGAATTCCTGCCCACCGTCCGCTTCAACGCCCGCGAGGGCGCCTTTAGCCGGGTAGACCGCAAGATGGATAGCGCGGGCAACTACGCCAACGACCTCACCGACATCACGGAAGGGATGGTCACCCAGGGCATACTTATCGATGTCGCCAACATCGAGATCGGCTGGATGAAGTTTGAGAATGGCGTGGACATCACCACCCAGCACCACTCCCTCGGCCTTCCCGGCCCGCAGCCCAGCGCCCTCCACAAGGAAGGGGTAAAGCTGGAGATATGGCTGCCCACGGACATCGCCGAGGGCGCTCCGCTGCGCGAGTGGACCCACACCAGCAAAGCCGTCATCAATAGCGTCAATGACCTCCACACCGCGTGGGAAGCGGCGGTGGCAGCGGATAGCATTGACGATAGCCAGGTGCCGCACGTGACGGTAGCTATCGAGCCCTACCAGACCAAACAAGGCACCTACAAGAAACCGGTGCTGACGCTCAAAGGTTTTGTGGCGAGGCCCATCGATTGGACCATCAAGCCCGTTATCCCGGCTACGGCCCCGCAGATGGCGGACGCTGGCGCCTTTGGCTCCGCGGCCCCTGCGGCCAGCGATGCCAAGGACGATGACCTCCCGTTCTAAATAGTAGGTGGGTGGGGGCCACTCCTCTTGGCCCTCACCCACCCCTTTTACCCGCGAGAAAACTATGCTTGAACACGCGCTAAAATACGCGAGCCTCGGCTGGGCCGTCTTCCCTTGCCGCCCCGGCGATAAGAGCCCCGCCACAGAACACGGTCTCCATGATGCCACTACCGACCCCGACCAGATCCGGGCGTGGTGGACCGAGGCGCCTAACTGCAACATCGGCCTGGCTTGCGGCGAGCCCTCGGGCATCGTCGCCCTCGACCTCGACGTTAAGACCGGCGGCACCGAATTCTGGGCCGCAGCCGTAGAGGAAAATGGCCCGCTCCCGGAAGGCGTCTACGAGAGCCAGACCGGCGGCGGTGGCACCCATTACCTCTTCGCCTTCAACGGCGAGCGCAACTACGACATTGCCCCTGGCGTAGAGATCCGATCAACGGGCAGATATATCGTGCTACCCCCGAGCATCCATCCCAGCGGAACCTCCTACGAATGGGAGTTGAGCAGCTCCCCAATTGAGGAAAATGAACAAATTACCAACGATGCCGACCTGGCTGGTGGCAATGATACCACCAGCGCCGCAAGTATCTTCGGATACGTCGCAGCATAACGGCGAGCCCGTAGAGCTACCAGAGCCGCCCGAGGAGGCGAGCCGCTATGCGCTGGATGTCTTGGCGCAACAGGCGAGCCTGGTACGTGCGGCGCCTAACGGCCAGCAGGAATCGACGCTCAACAACGCGGCATACCGCATGGGCCACCTCGTAGGCGCTGGCGCTATCAGCGTCGAGGACGCCCGCCAGGGGCTCGAGGCGGCGGGTGCGGATATGGTGGCCCATGACGCTCGGAGACCGTGGAAGCCTGGCTACATCCGCTACAAGGTAGTCCGCGCTATCCATCAAGGGGTGCAATCACCAGACCCCATACAGCAGCTTATACAGCGCGGCGCCAACCGGGTGATGCACGTTATGGTGCCACCTACGCCCGGCGACCATCCACCCTTCAGTGACCAAGGCAACGCCGAGCGATTCATACGGCGCTGGGCTGACGATGTTCGCCATGTTCCCGAGCTGGCGCCTACCACCCGGCTCGGACAATGGATGCTATGGTCTGGGCGCTACTGGCAGCCTGACCTGGCGCTGCGCGTCCAGGAGATGGCGAAAGAGACGGTGCGGACGATAGCGCTGGAGACGCCGCCTGTAGTAGAGATCAAAGAGGGCAAGAACGGCGAGCAGATCGAGGGCAAGAACCTGACCCTCGATTGGGCGAAGAAGAGCGAGGCCAATGGGCGTATCAAAGCCATGACCGAGCTGGCTATCAGCGATGGCGCCATCGAGGCCCGCGGCTCCGAATTCGACCAGCGCCCCTATCTATTGAACGTGGTCAACGGCACCATCGACCTCGAGACCCAGACCCTCCGCCCTGCCGAGCGCAGCGACTACCTGACGCAGTGCGCCCCCGTAGCGTATGACCCCGAAGCCACCTGCCCAACCTGGGACCAGTTCCTACTCCAGTGCATGGACGGCAAGCAACACCTGGTCGAATGGCACCAGACTTGGGCCGGCTATTCGCTAACCGGCGATGTGTCCGAGCAAAAGCTGATAATTCATTTTGGCGAGGGCGCCAATGGAAAAAGCACCTACCTGGAGGTGCTGCAACAACTGATGGGCAGCTACGCCCAGGCCGCCAGCCCCGCCGCTTTCATGCAGCCAGATCGGGAGCGCGGCGATACGCCTAACCCAGCCCTATTCGCTTTGCGAGGCGCCCGCGCTGTCCAAGCGCTCGAGACTAACGAGCGGCAGGAACTCAACATGGCGATGGTCAAAGCCGTGACCGGCGGCGACAAGATCAGCGTACGCAACCTACACTGCGCCCCTATCGAATACCGCCCACAGTTCAAGTTAGCACTGGCCACCAACCAGTTGCCCCGTATCGAAGACCGCGACTATGGTGCCTGGCGCCGCCTCCTGGCGTCCCGCTGGCCGGTAACATTCGGGCAAAGCGGCGCCCCCAAAATAGACCCCCACCTCCGCGACAAGCTACTGCTTGAGTTGCCCGGCATCCTTAATTGGGCGCTCGCCGGTTGCGCGAGGTGGCTCGAGAGTGGCCTCCAGCTACCCGCCGAGGTCACGGTAGATACCGCGATCTATAAGGAAGAGTCCGACGATCTACTGCTGTTCATCGAAGAGTGCTTGGTCATGGATGCCGACGAGGGTATCGCACAGAGCGATATGTATGATGTCTACCTCGCATGGGATACCAGTAGCCGCCCGCTGGGCAAGCGCCGCTTCAATAACAAACTCGCCCGCCCTGGCGTCACTCGCCATAAATCAATGGGCAACCGCTCCTGGCGCGGCTGCAAGTTTAGCGCCGTGGGACAAGAGATCTATGAGCGAATCAGAATGCAAAGGTTTTAGCGATGGAATACACCACCACCCCCATGAACGCCGAGCAATTTATCAGCAACATCCCCGAGGCCAAGCAGATCGCCCTGGCCCTCCGCAACATCGGCGTCGAGCTAATCCTCGATGAAAAAACCGGGATCAAGGCCGTGGGTAAAACCACCCGCATCGACCCGGTCCTGCGGAAGCGGATGGCAGACCACCGGGAGGAGCTGATCGAGTTAGCATCCCACGGCGAAGACGCCATATCCGAAGCGGATCGCATCCTCGGCAAGGCTACCAACTACCTCGAGATCGAAACCGCCCTGGCCAAGGTCATCGACGCCCTGGACGGCGCCATCATCGGCCACGCCAGCGCAGAGGCGTTTGTCGAGCGGATACGCGAAGTAGCGAAGGAGATGCCCGCGGAGGGGGCGGTGGCGTAATGCCTCTAACGAGTTTCCCGAATTCCAACCATTCCACCGCCGTGGAGGCCCACGCCCCCACGGTCCTCCGAGGTCTCCGCGCCCGCGACCAGGACCGCCCGGTCACGGCGCGAGAGATCACGGAGGCGCTTGATATACCCGGCCCAGCAGTGCGGGCTATCGTCCACTACCTCCGCACCGAGGGCCACCCGATAGGGTCCAGCGGGAAGGGCTACTGGTATGCCCGCCGCCCCGGCGAGCTGGGCGCCACGATAGACCACCTCGAGCAGCGGATAAGGTCAATGGCGGCGGCAGCGAATGGGCTGCGGAAGGCGTTTGATGCGCCTTAAAGAAATGGACGAATTGATCCGAGAATCAATGCCAGATGGGCCAGAGCGCCGAATGTTGCTGACCGGGCTGGGCGACCTGACCGAGGCGCTCAATGGTGGCCTTGGCTGGCTACTATCGATAACTGGCTACGAGTATGAAGGGGCGGAAGATGAAGAGAAATGGATTCGGCGCGATAAGCCCGTAAAGCGCCAGGTAAACCCGATATGAGCGCACCACATACATCTCCGCTGACCGTGTATCTCGGCAGTCCCGACAACCAGGTGCAAGCCAGCGCCGCTGCGGATATGCCGGTGCTACTAAGTTACGTATTGGCCAGCCGGCACAAATTTCTCGAGCAATACCTCCCAACCTGGCGGGCGTTGTTGCTGGATTGCGGCGCCTACTCTGCAATGACGCGCAAGATCAGCATTGATGGCCACGCATACCGCGATTGGTATCAACAATTTGAGCATATCGCGGATGCCTACGCTGGCATAGACGATATAGGCGGCGATTGGAATAAGAGCTGGGCCAATTATCAAGAGTTTGGTGGATTTCCGACAATCCACGATACGGACCCGCCAGAGTTTTTGGCCGACCTCATCG